TATTAGTAAATGCATTATCGGTGTGATAGTATACAAAACCACTATCCCACTCGTTACTAGTATAATTGGCACCGTTAAGAAACGTATGCACAACAAGTACCAGGCCCATAGAAAGGACCGGGTTGTTGAGGAGGTGGATATGGATGAACCGTGTCCATTGGAAGATGAACATATGGTCGAATTACCGACTGTGTCTACATCTGAAGATGGAATCACTCCGGTTTTTACTCCAGATCTTATTGGGAGGAGGTCGAAGAGTTTGCGCAATTTCGTAGATAATGCCATTGCCAAATTCGGAAAGCTTCCCCGTACCGCCGCCAACCTACGTGTTGTTGACACCTATGTGAGGAAAATAATGCTCTCCAAAGGTGTTCGTGAAGCACACGTAGCTCGTTTCAGTCCCAGTGTCACTAACCGCGTATTCGCGGTTACGGATCTAGATTTAGCCCAACTAGATTTTTGGCGTGATGAGAGTGTTAAGGTCCGTTACGCGGCCTACCACAATGATTCGTTTTCATGGTGGTCCTGGCTGTCTCTACCTACCGAAGAAAAGGTGTTCGGTAGACCCGGCTTGCAGAAGGTAACTTCTGCTTGACGGGGCCCTTATGTGATACCTGGGATGTGTGTTCAACCAAGTACCCTAGCACATCCCTACTTGAAGGTAAAACATAGGGTAGGAACCGTGAGACAGCGATCTCATATCCAGGCGGTTGGTGTTGCTCCCGCGCAGCACTATACCGTTTTCAACGATTCTGGCACTAACCTTGTTCGGGGCGTTCTTGAAAGGGTGTTTTATGTTAAGGATAAGGCCACCGGTGAATTCCGACCACCTTATCCTGTTTATCCACCTGGACAAGACGCGTTTGCGCAACGTATGTCTTCGGCGTATCAGTTTTTGAAATACCGTGTCGTCCCTTGCACCAAGTATACTGTTGAGGAGTTCCTCAATTGCTATACCGGTCCCAAGCGACGGCGGTACGAAAAAGCTGCCGCCAAATTGGTTGACGACCCCCACGGTGAAGTCAGTGTTAAAATTACCTGCTTCATTAAGTCAACCGAAAAGACAAACGTTACCATTAAAACAGACAAGGATACCGTACCTCGGGTTATCTCTCCCAGGGATCCCGAGTACGGTGTTGAGCTTGGTCGTTACATTAAACCCATCGAGAAGAAAATCTGTCATCTCCTTGGAAGGTTATTCGGGTCCCCAACCGTTACAAAATCCATGAATGCGCAAGTCACTGCAAAGTGTTTTTACGATGATTGGAACCACTTCCGACGTCCTGTCGGAGTGGGGTTGGATGCATCTCGATTTGATCAACACGTGTCCCTGGAGGCACTTGAATGGGAACATTCTATTTATAGGATGTTTTACCCACACTCTAAACTATTACCTAGGTTGTTAAAGAAACAATTATACAACCAGGTCGTCGGTTATACCGCTGATGTGTCGATAGCGTATCACACTGAAGGTGGTAGGATGAGTGGGGATATGAACACGGGACTAGGCAATTGCTTAATCATGTGT